AGATCCGTTTTGCCGCCCTTATGCTGCTCTCGCCAGAGGTATTTCATAATCGTGCCTTTGCACATGCCGTTCCATTCTTCTTGGCTCATAGCGCTGTGCATAGCGTCCCACGATTCAATGTCGCCCTGCGTGTAGCGAGCTGGTCGGCTTACTTCGTCCCACTCTTCAGGCGTTACATCATCCAAAGATTTTAGATCGGCAGTGTTCCAGAAGCTCGGTTTCTGTTCCATATCTCTCCTCAAATCTGAATTTGAACGGGTGTCTGGCTGTGTATATCTCACTGTCTTCTCCTCCCCGATGATGCTTTGTGCAAAGCGGGATGCTGTTTAGGTGGGCGTTGGGCTTGGTTTTCCCATCGATGTGGTGGATCTCAGGCGGCGTGTGGACCTTGAATTCTCGCTCGCAAACTACGCAGCCGTGATCGAGTAAACACTGCATCCAAACGCGCTCCTCTTTAGTGGGTGTGCGGCTCTTCATTAACGAGTTCCATTTCGATTTTGATGTTTTCGATTCCCAACCCAAACTCTTCAGCCAGTTTGAAAAGCGATACGCAGAAATCCTCAAATTCATCAGGATTCGTTGCTTGAGTAGGCGCCAGCTGAAAGTGGACCTTGCTTTCAAAATCTAAGCTCCATAGGTTCGTCTCTCCATGCGTGCGCTTGCTACTGTGCTTTGCCATTGTTTGAACTCCACTTCTGCTGCATTACTGTTTGCTTTTGCCGCCGCGAGAGCGCCTTTGGCGACACCTCTAGCCAGCCTGATCTGATACATCTCATCTGATGCGTCAGCGAACCTTGTTTGTGCTGCGGCTGTCTTATTGCCTTGGTGCTCACCAATCATCATGAGCTGCGCGAACTTCTGTTTTTCTTTTGCGTCAGCTTTGGCTACTTCCATCTCTGCATGTGCTATTTCTGCACCCGCGTTGCGGATGTTTTCCGCAAACCGTTCTTCCTCAATCACGAAGACTCCTTGCTGTAGTTGATGTATTTTTTTGGCGCACCCGCTCGACGCTCGAGGTATTGCAAAGAATCCTGATGCATTTCGAATCCGACCTTTCCCTCGAAACTGCCGTTGCGGTTTTTGAGGACATCGAGGTACATATCCCAGCCTTTCATGATCTCCTCGTCTGGCTCTCGCCCGAGGATTTCGCACACCTCTAGGTGCTCAGATTTCTTTTTGTTCTTCCATATGCTGACGAACCCATCAGCCAAATCTGTAATCGATCCGGATCCCTTGACATCAAACTTGTTGGGAGCCATGGCTTCACTCTCGCCCTTTCGGGCGTGGGTAACTAAGAAGATAGTGACGGGGTGCCGCAGTTTGAAATTGACCAGGCGCTCAACGAATTTTTGCTGCTCGGCGTAATCGTCTTGCCTAACCATGTTCGTCAAAGAATCCACCACAAAAACGTCTATCCCATATCTTCGATAGGCGTACTCGAACGTCTTCATGAGCTGCGCTGGCTTGGGTGTGAGCTGATCGACATAAAGCCATAACGAGTCGCTCATCCAGTTGAGCAGGGCATCTCTGTACGGTTTAGGCGGCTTGGAACCACCCGATGCCTGCTGCATCATTCGCCCAATCGTTTGCTTCGGCGCCATTTCCATCGAGGCGATCAGTGCTTTACCGCCTTGTTTGATCAGGTTCAAAACCAACTGCCCAAGCCACATAGACTTACCGTGTCCGTTGATTCCAGTCACGCCCCAGAGACCATGAAATCGTATCTGCTGATCGTTTAGCTTTTCCCAACCCGCCTCGTAACCTTGCAGCCCTCTGTTCTCAAGGTCGAAGTAATCGTCCAGGACTTGGTGAAATTCCATAACGGATTTCAGCTGGTCTGGATCGATCCATTTAGCCGAGTCGTAAGCCTTCTGGACTGCAAGCTTGGCGTGGTCATAACCCAGCTTTTGGAGTAGTTCGTTTGCATCTTTTGCACCTTCCCACCGCGCTCGCATGCAACGCTCGCCCAGTCTTCCGATTAACTTCTGAGCGCAAGCCTCACCTTCCTCGTCCTGATCGGTGGCGATCACAATCTCGTCAAAGCGGTCTAGGTTTGGCAGCTCATGGGCAATCCAAGTTAAACCCGCAGCGCCGTTAGGCAGCGATAGGGCAGGGAAACCTAATTCGGACAGCGCTATGGCATCTAATTCACCCTCTGTTAGCCATAACGTTCGGGCGTTAGGGTTCATCGCTTGCCAACCGAAGAGGATTAACTTAGCGCCAGTGCCGCAGAACGAGCCTTTGGACGTTCGCTCATAGTTCATGTTCTTAGTCTTACCGCAGGTAAGCGTGTCGTCTGAGCTGTAAAACGGGAAGATCAAGTCCGCTTTTACATCATTTCCAGCCTCGTACAGCTTCCAGCTGTGGCATATCTCTCCTACATCTCTGAAGCCTCTGCTCTCTAAGTATCTGTGCAGATTTGGGCTTGCTTCGTTAGCAGCTGGCATAATTGGGGCGTTGTATTTTTTTACCGGCGCTTTTAATTTTTTAGCCTGATCAGTATCTCGAATGCCAAACCGCTTTTTGATCCAGTCAATCGAATCGAGCAGTGTGCTGCCGTGTATCGTTCTGACCAGATCAATGACATCGCCATGATCGCCAGTCGCAAAGTCAGTCCACTTCCCCGCGTCGGCGCCGCTGAGGTAACAGCTTAGGCTTCGCCCTTTTTCACCCTTGATGCTGCCGACTTTCCAGCAATCACCTTCTCGGATGCCCTCTGGCAAAAGCTCTAAACAGATTTGATTGACATGCTGAGCGGCTACGCTTTTTAGCTCGACGATATCCATCAGGGCACCATCGCTAAGATTGAGATATCCCAACTGGATTTTTTAAGCTGCTTGATCTGGTTCCAATCAGGATCGGGGACTGACTGCCAACCATTGGCAATCGCCATGTCGATGATTGGATCGAAATCGGTATGACCATCCTTGACCAGGGCTTCAAACCGTAACAGCCCATTTGCGAGAACACGCTGAGCTGGTTTTCGTTTGGGTGATTTGTAGTTCCACCACTTGTCCCACGCTAACTGGCTAACAGCTGCTGGCTTAGCTGAGTTAAGGTCATCTCTCCAAGAACACTTCTTAGTTATATGTTCTTCTGTATAAATAGTACTTCTTTGTATAGCGTTTTCCAGATCTGGGTTTTCAAGATCTGGCTTTTCGCGATGTGGCTCATCGAACACTATCCAGTCCCATCTAACGATCTTGCCGTCTGAGTTACTGGTGTTGTCACGCCGAAGATATCCATGCGATGCTAAATCTTCGGTGATCTTGCTAACCCTCCCCGTGCTAATCCCAAAGTGGGTACTAAGAGCTTTGTTTGTGACTTGCCAATCTTCACGATGAGAGAGCAAATAACTCAACACGCCGAGACTTTCGGGTCGGATGCTTGAGTCTCTGAGAGTTTCGTTTGAAATTACGGTGTAATTAGATATTTTCTTACTTCGTCGGTAAATCATCAATCCTCCTTGTGGACGCTACATCCTACAAAAAGGTGGCACATTAAATCAAATATTTTTTTAAGTAAAAAAAATGCTGTACAAAAACACAGGTTTAAGTTAGGACTTTTTCTGCTACATTCAATGATCGTATGACACATTGAAGTGTTATGCGGAAAAAACAATCACAACTGGAGCGAAACATGAACAAAGCAGAAAGAGCTCTCTGGCTGGACGCCAAATTAGGAGAGACAACAAAGCCATTTGGTCGAGCAAGCGCTATTGCCAGTGCTATAGGCGTAAGCCACGCAGTAGCAACTGGGTGGTTAAACGGAAGCTTACCTCGCGATATAGAAACGGCTTTTGAGTTTTGCGATGAGTACGGACTCGATCTTAGGGAATGGGCAACTGGCAATCGGAAGGAGGCTAGCGGCAGCAAGCAGTTGCGCGACCGGCATGAAAAGATCGTGTTGCTTACCCGTGAGTTTGAGCGCAGCTTAGGTTTTCAGCTTGAAGACGAACAGTTTTTGCTGGCTATGTCACTTGTGGAAGACGAATTGCTTGACGGCAAAGTGAACCTCAGTAGCAAAGTAAAAAAATGGGGGCAGATATTCGCCTTTAGTGCAAAAAAATAAACACATCACGAATGATTAAATCACGAAAAAAAGGACTGATTCATGACCGAAAACGAAATGAAACTCGCCGTTGGTAATTGGGCATCGAGCCGAAACCCTTTAAACAGCGAGCAAAAGATCCCCAGTAGAGCGCGAATGATAAAGAGCATGCTGGAGACAACGAAAGGTTTGAACACTTTCGATATTGACCAGAAGACCGAAACAATAACGAGAATTTGCCCTAGCTTGATAGACAGTTTTCCTTTTCTGTTTGACACCCTAGGTGTCGGATCGAGCGTTCACGATTTTAATGTTTTCTTTGACCTGTACAGTCTCGACAAATACCGTAACCGGTTTAATTATATGATATCGAATGGGTCGGATGATGCTGTGATCCTGTGTCATATGCAATATAGAGATGTGACCTGGGTGTTGAAGATGTGGCGTCATGACTCGAGCACGATACGGACGATGTATGTGAAAGATCTTCGGAATAGTAGCGTTTCAAGATTGCTTTTAGAAGGTATCTATTAAATTATCTATTCATTGTTGCAAAGTATCATATGAGCATGCATAATCACCTCTTGTACATGGAATTGGTGATTATGATATGCTTTCAGCACACGATATTTTTGTTTCAGCCTACGCAGACCCCGTCGCGGATCTCGTCAAAGAACCCACTAGCAAACTTCGCTTCATCCCCTGGATGGACGCACATCTAGCGTTTTCGCGTCTGTTTCCAGACTACGAATATGAGTACCTAACTAACGAGGCTGGTCAGTCTTGTTTTTATTTTCAGGATGGGACCGCAGAAGTACGGTGCAAGATGACAGTAGGGCAGCTGACCAGAACAGTTAGCCTTCCGATCCACCGTAACGGTAAGGCAATCCAAAACCCCAGCGCATTTGAGATCAACACGGCTAAGCAACGATGTCGAGTTAAGGCTTATGCGGACTTTGGTTGGGGCAGCAGATTGTGGACAGACGATCTGGACGAAGATGAGAAAGAGGTCTTGCCAGAGGCGATGGACGATAGCTTTCCTTTCGCGCAACCAGCAGTTGAAGCGGACCAGAGAGATGAGCTGTGGGCAAGCTTAGGTTTTCCGCAGAAGACTCAGGCAGAAAACAAAAAGCTTATTCAGCAGTATAAAAACGCGCTGCGGACTAGAGGCTTAGAGGATGACTCAGAAGCCCGAGTGGCGGCGGTGCGATCATGAACCGTCCTTTTGGTGATGCAACGAACATGCAGCAGGGCGGTCTTGGCTGGCTCAGGGCGCGTGCAGGTAAGCTAACTGGAACAGACGCATCAATCCCTGAAGGAAAAAATCCTTTCAAAACGAAAGATCAGTGGGTCCGAGAAAAAGTACGCGCATTGCACGGCGCCGCTACAGGTGAAGACCTAAACGAATTTGTAATGACCCCCGCAGTACGACACGGCAGTGCAATGGAAAGTACGGCAATCCGCTGGTACGAGAAAAATTATGGCTTCAAGATCACCGAAACAGGCTTAGTTACCCACCCTGTTTACGGCTGGATGGCAGCTTCACCTGACGGATTGAAAGGCGTCAGCAGCGGCATCGAAGTCAAATGCCCCTTCTGGGCTCCAAGCCCATATAGCGTGTTTGATAATAAATATGCTTATTACCTGTGGCAATGCCACATGGTTATGGAGTGTTGCGACCTCGAGGACTTGATATTCATTTGCTATCTACAGAAGTCTCCTAAAGATAAGCCGCGAACGATTGTAGAAACGGTCAAACGGAACCGCAAGTGGCTGCAAGAAGAGGTGCCATCATCTTTTCTGCCCAAGCCCACTAAAGGCAAGCTGTCACGGCTAGACCTGTTTCATGCTTGGTTCAATCACATTCAAGACGAGTTTCAAGATCCCGTCAAACGACAGGCTCATTTGGATCCCGTCAAAGCTGACGCTGCTCTGATCTTAGACGACTCTGACCTGAACAAATTGCACGAGCTGCAAGTCCGATTAATGACAGTTACCGAAGGAATATCTGGCGATCTTGAGGTTATTGATCTTATTAAAAAGCAGAGCGATGAACTCAAGAAGGTTATTGCAGACAGGCATAAAGGCTCGGTCACCAACGGATCTACAACTGTATCGGTTATCGATAAACGAGCACAAATAGACTTCAGAAAAGCCTTCGAATATCTCGGAGGAGAAGAACAGGTGTTAGAAAAAGGCGCGTCTATTGAGGACTTCCGCAAGGAAACTGGCACCAGACAAATCGTAATCAAGCAAGGAGGAGAGTGAAATGTCGGAATTTGAAACTAAGCCTAACCAAGGCAGGGCGTGGGAAACAAGCCAAGAGCAGAAGGTTGAAAAGCATGAGTTCTTGAGCAAGTACGACTGGTACAACCCCCTATCTAAAGAAGAGAAGCAGGGGTTGATTCCGTTGTGGAAAGGCTTCGTTGAGCCTGAGATAGACGGTGTTGTGAAGAAACTTGGTATTGAGATCTGCCAAAACACGACCAAAGCGGGTAAGCCGCAATTGACAATGAAGACCTGGGTCATGGCGCCATCAAGTCAAGGGTCAAGCGCGTCTGGAAGGTCTTCGACTGAACAGAATGCAGACCCATTCGCAGATATTTTTTAATAAACAGAGGAGAGGCAAGTGTTACGGATTACGAGAGCGGCAGACACCATGCTTTATGGTGGCTACAACCTCGATCCGGAGAATCTAGAGTCAACTGCCGACCACACCTTCTGGGTGAGGAAGGTCAGTGAACTTAGACATGGTGGGTCAGCGATGGTCCACGTTCGCACAAAAACAGGGGTCTCCGACCGAGTGGTATTAATAAACGACCAGCTTCCTTTCACGCTAGACGATGAGATCAGAATCAATCTGATGGATATCCACCTTGACGTGAAAGAGGCTAAACCTTACTGCGAAGTTTGCGGTAGAGGCTCCAAGAACAAAAGAAAAATGGTTCCGCAGGCAAAACTGGGACTCACCGCCCCGCGAAGCTATAGCTGGATCCGCGACGACGCAACATGGAGAAAATCAAAATGAGTGAGCAGCAAGAGAGAGACCCGATAGTGGTAATTCAAGGCGACCAGTATCGTTTTAATGAGATGAGCGAGGATGCGAAACATAAGCTGGTTGTTTGCCAGAACTTGAGCAACAGCATTCGCATTACGACTGATTTAGTCTCGGCAAGCCAAGCTACGCTAGAAGTATATATCGCAGATTTGGTCACAGTAATGCCGCCTAGGCTAGATGTTCCGGATCCAACTCCAGATGCGCCAGTTGTTTTTGATGACTAAGCCAAGGCTGCTCTAGCCTTGTGAACTGGTGTGCTGTCAGCCAGTGGCTACAAATGGCGGCACTAAGATGCCAATGGTTGTGTGTGTTTGGCTCCCTTACCAGACAGGGCATACGACCTACTTCGGACAAGACTGATCCACTTGGGCAGAAACGGATCCCCCTAGGCAAGAGGGGATTGGGGCGCTAGTATGTTTAGCGCGTGGATTGTGTCCTCACACAAGGAGGATGTATGTCAGAACGTAGTTTTGAAACAGCAGTAGATTTTTATTTAAGTGCGCCAACAAAGAAAGGAGGCAAGCAAAAAGCTAGATCATTTTCAACACCTTTAAATTTCATGCTAAAGCGGTGGGGAGACTGGGATATCGAGGCTATAAATGACTTCGAGGTCACCAAGCTAGAGAAAGACTTGCGATCTGGCAACAGTCCAAGTGGTCGAAAGCTCACTCAACACGGCATCAACTCATACTTAGCAGCTCTAAAAGCTGTGATGAGATATGCGAAGCAGAAGATGAGCATGAAATTTGAGATGCCCGACTTCGATGGAAGGATACCCAAGGTAGAAGGAAGGTCGGAATTTCTAAGCCCTGAACAGGCAAGGGATTTTTTAAGAGCATTAGACCCGTTGCGGCGAGATCTCTTTAAATTTGCTTTGATGGTAGGCGCTAGGAAGGAAAACTGTAGAACCTTAACTTGGAATCATCTGGATGACTCCTTCGAAAATGTGCAGTGGAGATCAAGCGAAACAAAAAACAAGAAACCTTTAAGAGTTCCGCTGAATGCGGACGCTAGAGAATTGATGCAGTCCCGTTGGGATCAGAAATTAAAGCTCGAGCGATCTAATAGGAGTCTGAAAGGTCAAATTGAGAATGTGTTTTTTCAGCAAAATGGCAAGCCACTTGCGTCAGATAGCATAACCAATAAGACTTTTCACCGAGCGAGACAGGCGGCAGGCATTCCGGAAGGGGTTGTTTTCCACACATCTCGACATTGTTTTGCGAGCTGGCACATTGAAGCGGGAACCAGTTTGCCCGAGCTGAAGGATCTTGGTGGCTGGAGTGATTTGAAGAGCATTGAACACTATCTTCATTTCGCTACTGAGCATCAGAAAAAAGCCACAAGCAGGCTGGAAGGGCGTTTAAACATCTAGAATTGAGATGCCTGTACCTTTATGCAGGTACAGGCTCTCAAAACGAGAAAAACAGGTGGATTTTGGAGTCTAACTTGTTGATAAATAAGAAATTGGAGCGGGAAACCAGGTTCGAACTGGCGACCTGTACCTTGGCAAGGTACTTGTCATGATATTTTCAATAATATTATGTTTATCAATAACTTACGACACATTCCACGCAGGATTCTAGGAAGCTACCTGTACCTTTCTCAGAGATGTGATTTTACAGTTAAGACAGTACAGGACACTCTGATGTCGCCCAACTTGCCCGTTGACCCAGGCATTGGGGTGTCCGCTTTAACTTGGAATGCGTATGTTTTGGATTGCAGCAAGAGCCGTAACAAAAGCCTTAACAGGGCTGACGCTTATCCCTGCAATTTTTTTCGTCGCGTTGTTCGTCTGGATGTGGCTGTTGTTCGACAGCTGCAATGAGCATGTTTATACAACGTCTAAACGAGCTCCCTAATTCTTATCCGCTAATTCCATCTTTGTTTCAATTTGAGCAAGTTTGATCTCAATTCAGTGTTTTCGTTTACGTCAGTCATTCTTGCCCCGTTAACTCACACACTTTTGCGCGGTATTGTCCGTTCGAATCACACACTTTTGCGCGGTTCTCTGTTCTACTCGCGAAGCGTAGTCACACGGACTATCGCTTCTTGTTTCACTTCTTTTTCTTTGTCTGAACCTTGGCGCCAGTCTTCTTGGCGTGTTTTTTGGCTGCTGCCATGCCTTCCTTTGTGTACTTGAATGATTTTCCTTTTACATTTGGCATTATCTGTCTCCGTATTCTGGGTAAAATTGACTGTGTTTGAGGTAAGCCTCTTTGAATAGCGTGTTGCGCTTCTCGTACAACTTGCTGATTAGCTGTTGTTTGCGAGATGCACTAAGTTTCGAATCCATGTAAATAAGGTCACGCTGCTTGTTGATTGCTCGGATCTGCTTGTAGTAGCCCCTGATGTCCTTTCTGGCTTCGTCAAAGCCGCCCATTTCGTTCAGGTAATCTCTGGCTTCTCTTGTCCTGCCATTCTCCAACAAGCCATTAAACTCTCGGTTCATGTTGTCCAGCTCACCGCGAACGTCATAGAACAGGTCAGCGTACTTGCTGGTCGTCATATCGCTACGGAAGAACCGCTTGACGACGGGGTACTGACTAACCAGCTTCTCAGGTCGATCAGGAAGAGAAGGGTCTCTGGTGTACGGATCCAAGACCATGGCGCCGAAACTGGACCAGCTGGCGAAGTATCCCCGTAACAGGTAATCAACCATCATAGGGGAGCGTAGGTAGTCTGGAGCGCCTTCAGGCATGGACTGAGCAATAGACTTAGAAGTGTCTGATGTGAAGATGTTGAACTGCTGTTCAGGCGGGGCGTTTTCAAGGGCTCCGCTAACGATCTTCATGTCCCTGAACGAATCTTTGTTACTGATCACATCAACCAAGGGCTTAACGACCTGAGGAAAGGCATCGAATGACAGGGCGGTTACTACGCCGTCTTTGAATTTTTCCCAGAGGAACTCATGCCCCTTGTCCTCTTCCATCGAGTATTGAACCAATCTCTCAGGGTACGTTGCGAACGCAGTCCCGATTTCGAATGGTTTTGGAAGACGGAAGTGCTCCCCACCGACAAAGAAATGCCAATACAGATCTTTATCGTAGTCAGGTAGATCTTCGTATTCTTCGTTGTCCTGGTTGATCATGTACAGAGCAACCGTTGCCGCTGCAACACTGCCGCCTCGAGTCAATACATGCTGAGTGTTATCCCGCAGGCTGCGACCCAAAACGTTTAAGCCCTGCAATCGCGCATTCATGAAGGGGTAGCTGTTAACAATGTGCTTGATGAGCCAGAAATCACCTCTCATCGAGAAGTTTAGAACGTCAGCAGCTTGGCTCACCGCCTCTGCATGGGTCTCACCGTTGGCGAGAGCACCCTCGAACACGTTGATTCTAGATGCTTGCTCGAAGGTTTGACCGACTCGGTTCCACTTGTTCCACAGGTTTTTAACTGTGCCAGCTGCAAAGTCGAGGTTGTCCTTGTAGAACGCTTCGATCTTATCTGGAGTGTTGAGTGTGCTGTCCATGCTATTGATTCGACCAAGGTCAGAACGGATGTTGTCTGACTGACCTGTACCGTAGAAGTCACCAATAGCGAGTCCGCCGCTAGCCATGATCTTCATTAACGACTGCTTGCTTTCCGAAAAGCTGTCTATTTCAGCCCCAGTCGCCTCGTTCGCTATTCCGCCGCCAATGTACTTCATAGCCTTAGCAATGTTGAGAAGAGGATTTGGCGCATTTGGGAACTGAATTGAGGACGCCAGCATGTCTCTGAATGCGTTAGCAATCATGAAGCCAGGATCGATTGTTACGGATCGAGTCAAGACCTGTTTGGGAATAGCGAAAGCTTGCGCCATCTTGTCCAGCTTGTATCCGCCCAGCCCACCGATACTTCTAAGGAGCATGGGATCTTTGACCTGGAATACTCGGGCTTTACCGCCATCATAAACCTTGATCAATTCTGACTTGTCAGGGTTAGACGCTAGCTCTATGTTCGCGTCGCTAGCGGTAACCTCGACCATCGTTCCAAGCTCAGCATTGTCTCGAGCAATACGGCGCATAGCTTCGTTCTTGAAGCTTCGGTCGATCATCGTAGTGAGCTGTGAGACCATGCTCTCGAGAGGATTGATCTTGCCTTCACCGCCTTCTAGTCGCTTGATGTTCAAGCCCTGATTCATCAACCCGTTCTTGATGTTGACTGCGTCATTCTGCAAATCGTTGGTGTCTGCCTCGTCATCAAAGCGGAAGAAGGGGACATAGTCATCTCGATCCCAAGCAGCTCGTTTCTGCGGGTCCAGAACGCCAGACTGCTCAGCTAAGTCTAGAATCTTGCGGTTAAATTTAGTCCATTTAGCAAGAGTTTCTCTGTACTGCGCTGCCGTACCGTTGCGCTCAGCAGCTCGAAGAACCGTGTCGATGTCCTTCTGACTGAAAAGGTTTTCTCGGTCTTCAGTCTTGAGCCGTTTAGCGCGATTAGCTGCTGCCCACAACTCCCACTCTTTGAGCTGGTTGCGGTCATAGCCCTCGAAGATATCGTAGAAACTACCTTCGCCTTCAACCATCTGGAAAGCGCCGTCTCGCAGCTCTAGAGGACCGCCAAACATAACTGCCTGCATGGTTGTCTCAAGGTTCTTAGTCCACAGAGCAGCCTTGTACGCGCTCTCAGCGCCGTCTTTCAGCTTGCCGTCTTGGGTCAGCTGCTTCTCGTTGTAACCAACTCGGTTAACGTCATCAAAGACACCCTGAACGAAGCCTTGCCACTTGCTGGCTAGGTATCCTTGAGGATTGGTCTTGACGTCCTTAACGTACCTGCTTGCTTTTTCTTTGACCGTAACGTCTTCGTTTGGACGACTAAGGACTTTGTCTGCGACCGCTTGGATCTCGGGCGCCATCGAAAACTCGATATCGTCAACGGTTAGCACTTCTCCAAACGTGTCTGAATTAGGGTCTCTGTCTACGCTGTCAGCGTCTTTTGCAAGAACAAGGTTTCCTAACTGTATGACCTCACTCGCGCCAAGCACGGGATTACCTTGCATATCATAGAACTCAGAGCTTCTTTCTGGGTTCATGGATACTTGCTTCCATGCAGGGTCCGACATTTTAGCTATGAAGTCTGATCTATTTTGCTCATCAGACCGCTCAACGTATGTGCCTTCAATCGTTGCGATTGTGTTTTTGTCAGCGCCTAATGCAATCTTCATTGCGCCCTTGGTAGGAACCGCGAATGTTACGTTGGCGAGCCGTATAGAACGTCTATAAGAGAGTCTTTTCCCAGCGCTGCTTTTATTACTACCCTCAGGTTTAGCGGTGTGAACCGTAACGATATCAGCCCTTTCATCTACCGGAACCCTTGTATAAGAGGGGATATCTAGACGAGCGCCATAACGCTCTCCGTCTACAAGCGGGGCATCCCAGTACGTTTCTTTTCTAGGCTTAGGCGGCTTCTCTGCGTTAGTTTTGGATAGGGCGTTAGTCGCTTTATCATCAGAAATAAGCTCTGGTATCTGATCTGGAGACATCTCGGCAATAGGTCTGCCACGCTCTTCGAATATCTGCCTAAGCTCACCAGCAGTAATGTTGCGCTCAATGCGATCCTGTACAGCCTTTTGAAGGACCGGATCTCTAGTCTGTTCTGGTCTTCTATCTAGCCCTTGCGCTGTTTCATTATCGAGTCCATTCTGCTGACCGCTAGGTTGATCTGAGTCTGCGTCATTGAGGCTAGGCTCTCGTTGTAGATCTCCTGCTCCTCGCTCGAGTGCAAGTCCGCCTGGTCCAGATAGTCCCTGTCCTGATTCTTGACGCGCATCCGCGATTTTCCGGAACTCGGTTTCGTAGTCTGTGGGTTCTGATCGCGCATTTCCGACACCTAATTGTTTGGTTAGATTTTTCTCGGGATACCAGAGTATAGCCTGCAAGGCTCCCATATTTACAGGTTCTTGGTTAGAGTTGAAGTTGTTTAACTTTTCTAACGCTTGCCCCATTACTTGCCTGATCCATACTCTTTCACTACCAGCACCAGGGGACTCTTTTGGCTTGGTGGCATTGAACACTTGCCTAGCGATAGCGTTAATTTTGGACTTATCCTTAAAACCTTTGGATTGAAAGTCGTTATATCGACGCAGGGCGTAGGCAAGAACAGCATCGTCGCTAGCCCGAAGATCCTTAACGAGGATCCCGTCTTGCTTCAGCTGGGCTTTGTTTTTGATTGCCTCTTCTTTGAATTCGTTCAATTTCGCAGGAAGCTTGCGATCAGAATCTGTCATCATGGTTCCGGTCACTCGACCCCATGTACGCATAAACCAGCGGTCCATAGTCAGAGGGTCGTAGTTGCCTTGCAGGTTCTGATAGAACCCTTGCCCGATTTTTGGACCTAAGATGGCTGAACCATAAACAATCGTCCCCATGTTCTCACCGGAGAGTTTGTAACCCATGCTTTTTAGTTCTTTGACCGTAAATTCTGTTGCCATGAAATCATTTATAGATTGCAAGGTTTTGCCGGTATCCAGCATCCTGTTTAGAACCTGAAAACTCTTGACCATGCTGGGAGTTTCTTTCCCAAAGCCTACCTCTGGAAATCTCTGGGTCTCTCGGAACTGGCTGTAGAGATCAAAAGTGTTCTGGGAGTTTTCCGGAACAGACGCGCCGTTGCTTGTGATAGCTTGGATTAAAGTAAAGGCTGTTCTAGTGGCAGGATCGGATAGCTCGGGGAAGACTTCTTCCGCTATCCTGTTAGCGCCAGCGATCTTTTCTTGATACCACTGACCGGCGTTACCTTCCTCCATCATCGCCATTGCAGCTTCGTGTGCTAAGACGTCGGATATCAGGTCAGCGTTTTCTTCTGTTCTTTCGCTTAGGTCTTTGCCATCAAGAGCAGCTTGAGTCTTAGCATCTAACGCTCGAGCAATATCAGCTAATACAATCTTGCCTCTGCCGCCAGTAGCTTGGACGTCAATAGAATCGTCGTTGTACAGGATTCTTGATGCGGTGATTTGCTGACCTTCTGGAGTAAGGTCTGCATACACGATCTCTTCAAGGTTGGTTGGTCCAGAACCAGGTATCCGGACCATTGCGCCGTCGATATCTAGTATCGATGCTCGACCAGGTTCGCCCGTAAAAACATCGCCGGTCTCTTCGTTAACTATGCTGCCGTCATCATCCCTCCGGAACGTGTATTCAGTACCGTCAGGCATTG